GGCGAGATGTACATGAAAGTGTCCGGAGTCGAGGACGGGGAGTTTTATCACATAGCATTGCATACAGAGTGTGATAGCGCATGGCACAGGGAAAGTAATTCCAACGTGGGGAATGGAGAAATCATACCCTACGAGGAACCCCGAGGGCTGACGTGGTACGAAGAAGAGGAGCTGAACACGCCATGAGTGGCCAGCTCTCCCACATTCAACTATGCAATATAGGGCGAGAGTGGCTGGTAAAAACCAAAAGGTGTAACCCCGTCTTCGTCGAGAAGGGCACCTCCGTTGCTGACGAGATCCCTGACGTCATAGGGTGGACTCGAAAAGGCTCCATTCTCATAGAGTGCAAGACGTCTCGGAGCTACTTCTTAGCCGATCAGAAGAAGCCCCATCGGCAGGGGGCAGGAATGGGGACCACCCGTTATTACCTGTGCGAGGAAGGGGTTATCAACATTGGAGATCTCCCTGATGGGTGGGGGCTGTTACATGCCTTCCGAAGTCTTTATCGAGACGAGTGTCGACAGGTCCACCCTCCGGTCGATCGCAGGGACGAGGACATCGACGTCAGAGGCGAGCTCGGGTTCTTGAGATCCCGGCTTTTAGAGATCCAGAGATTTGGACGGTGATGTGGATGATGACCACAAGCGAAGTCGCCGACCTAACGGTCTTTGCACTCAACGAGATCGACAAGATCGGTGGCAAGGTCGGAACCGTCGCCATCCTATGGTGTAGCGAACCGGATGAGGACGATAAGGTTGTCGTTCACCAATTGAGCAATAAGACGCCTCAGACGGCACAAATGCTAATGGAAGGTGTCCCGGGAAATCTTGAGAGTGGACATGGCGGGTTCTGGGATCACGTGTTCGTGACCGTCGAAGTTTTTAGGCTGGTTGCAAAAACTCTCTGGCGGATATGGAAGCCTGGTCGAATGGTGAAGGTGGTAAAAAATGATTCCGGTGCAGAAACTCGCTGACGTAATGTGCTCCATCTTGGAGGATATAAAGCCGGGAGACGAAATAACGACCTATGCCTTCCTGTATGAGAAGAAGAGGAAGAATGAGAGGCCTATTTGCGAAGGATCTCTCAGGATCTCAAGCTTAAGGCTGTTAATGGTAAACGCTCGAGATTTAATGGAGCTTCGTTACAGAGGTCAGAGTTTCCCCCGCTTGCGAACCGCATGTGCGATTTTTTGGCTTGCCTTGGTCATGGTGTGGACTTTGTGGAGACGGGAAGGGAAATGGAGGCGAGTGGAATGATACCAGAGGCAAGAGAGGCATTCGAGCAAATGGTTGTAGTGCTCCACTTGATGGAGATGTCCTTCGGAACAGCCCTTGTAGATACTAGCGAGGATAAATATAAGCACGCCATAGAGAGCATGGAGCGCGTGAGAGACCGTTTTGAAGGGGCTCTTGAAGAACTTAAGATGGCTCTGAATGAAAACTACTGTCTGAAAGTCGAAGGGCTAGAGCGTCCCACGCCAGACAGTAATTCCCTGTATATGGTCATGCTGGATCGGGATAACGGCATAACACTCGGGTTCGAGCGTGAGTCTGGGGAGATCATGCCAGTCTTGGGAATCGACAACGATGGATACCTGCGCCTTGCCAGGGGCATTCCCGAGTGGACCGGGCTCTCTGTCGATCGAGACGGGCGAATCATTACGAAGATGGAGATCTCCAATGACTGTGCGACCGTTGAGTGAGCTGGCCATCTCCTACTGTCTGGAAGAGGACTCCCGGCGTCGCCCCATGGTCCGGATTCGCCCATCTGATCGACCTGGATGGAAGGGGAGAATCATCAGGAAATGGATTATCGATTCTGGCCCAGGGACCCATGCCCGATACCTTGCCGCTGAGGGCATTGACTGCTGGCTCTGGAAGGACGACAACGACAGCGACGAACATGGCGGCATCAAGAGGTTCGACACTCCCGAGGAGGCATACGAAGAGTGGACCACGAAGCACCGGGAGCCGTGGAGAAAAGCCATGAAGGAGCTGGGCTGGAAGTTCTGGGGGGAGGCGGAGTGACCACCCACCTCTACACCTGCCGCCACGATCCCATGAGACAGGCATACGCCTGGAGCGAGCGAGACGCCGAGATGGCGATCGGGTGTCATGAGTGCGAGCGGGAGTGCCCTGGGCCGGATCAATTTCGTGACGCCACGAAAATGATCGAACCGCCGAGTATCCCTCGGGAGCTGGACCCGGACGGCGATCTTTGGGATGAATTGAGAGGTGCCGTATGACCCCGCCCCCCAAAGATCTCTGCCTCCAGGTAATAGATCTATACGGTACAGAAAACCAGATGGATCAGGCCATCGAAGAATGCGCCGAACTTATTGTCGCCATCCGGCATTACCGACGAGGCCGGTCTGGCCTCACGGCGATAGCCGAGGAAATAGCGGATGTAGAGATCATGATGACTCAGCTTAGGCATGTGGTTGGGGATGATCTTGTGGAGAGGGAAAAGGAGAGAAAGTTTGAGCGTATGAGGGGCTGGGTGAAACATGATACCCAAAGTGTATGATACCGAAGACCCCGACGAAGTGGTGTCCTGTCGGGCTCCGTGGAGACACAACGAATACGGAATGGGGTGCTCCTGGCGGCCTGAGGGCTGTCGGGAGTGCCGCTATGCGATGACCAGGGCTATGATAGAAGGAGAGAAAAGAACGAAGATTTGAAAATAGGGGGGCATTCCATGAATCGAAGAGACGCCTTGACGGGAATCATAGAGTTGCTTATTCAGTTTCATCCGGAGGGTATCCCTATCCTTCTGGGTGACGTGGCGTGTCCTTCGGGGCTGGAATGGCTCCCTCTCATTGAGGCGGCGCGAGGAAATGACGACCTGGGAGTGAGGATATGCAAGGATCCGTCGGTATCCCAGTTGCTGGACCAGGTGGGACAGTCCGACGAGATCGACAGGACGTTGGAGGAGATCGGCTGGGATAATGTTGTCGAGGCCACCAGAGCGGTGAGGGCTTTTTCTCCTCGGGACTGGGATATGTTCGTTCTTCATCTGTCCTTCGTAACGGATTATTCCAGGCTTGGGGATAGGTCTCCCCTTCAAGCAGTTGCCGATAAATGCAGAGTGTCCCCGAAGACGGTATCCCGTCGCCGTCAGGAGATCCCGGAGCAGATAGCCCGGCTGGCTTCCATGAGATTTCAACAGGCCTTGCACTGGTGAAGAAGAAAAGTGCCGATTTTGTCCCCACTAATAGCCCCACTAAGGGGGGTACTGTGTCCCCGATAAGGTAGGTGCTAATTCTTGAGAGGTTGGTAAAATTGTATTGTGCCATGATAAGACATGAGCCCGGGAGTGCAGGCCCGGGATTTCCCGATAAGCCTCGACGCCCCAGCGCCGGGGCATCTTTTTATTTGGGAGGTATGCAAGAACACCTACAACGAGATAATCCTAGGCAACAGCCTGGAGCGATTGAGAGAGATCCCCTCGGGAACTATAGATGCGGTTATAACCGATCCGCCGTACTGTAGCGGTGGAAGCTCCAGTGCATCGAGGCAGGTAGACCCGGCCCATAAGTACGTTCAGAGCGGAACGAAAATAGTCCGCCCCTCCTTCGGGGGTGATTTGAGGGATCAAAGATCCTGGGGGTACTGGTGTTCTCTTTGGATAGGGGAATGTCTACGAGCCATGAAGGAGGGTGGGTATTTCCTCATGTTTACCGATTGGCGACAGCTGCCTCAGGCCACGGATGCCTTGCAGGCCGGAGGTGTCGTCTGGCGGGGGATCATAGCATGGGACAAGACAAGGTCGGCCCGTCCTCCTCACAAGGGTTACTTCCGTCACCAGTGCGAGTACATATCGTCTGGGGGTCTAAAGGAGTTCTCCCCAAAAACGAGCGAGGTCCCTTCGACGGGTGTTTCAGCTTCCCGGTGCTCCAAAGGGATAAGCACCATATGACGGGAAAGCCGACGGATCTCATGAGAGAGCTGGTCAAGATTGTGCCTCCTGACGGGGTTATCCTGGATCCCTTCGCCGGATCCGGTACGACCTGTGTGGCTGCCGCTATGGAAGGACGACGATTTATCGGCATTGAGATGGAGCCAGCCTATGCGGAAATTGCGCAACGAAGGCTGGACGAGATAAAGACCGCATAAAAAAGGCCGCTCCTGACGGGGCGGTCTTTTCCATGCTTTTGAATAGGAGGGGATTGGACATGTACGTTATCTGGTGTCGCAGGGAAGGGCGTGGCGGGTTGCGTGTCGGTGTCTCCGACGCCAGATCGCCCATTCCCTACATGGCGGATCCCATTACTATCGTCGAACCCTGCGACGTTCGCCTCATGCGGCGGTGGCTCAGGCGCAGGGCGAGGAAGGGGTGGAGCCTGGAACGTATGAGGGAGGCTTGCGAGGGGAGGTGATCCGATGGAGTTCGTTCAGCCGCTTCGACAGAAGCGCGATATCGCCCGAGTGAGGGCGAAACTGAAGGAGAAAAACCTGCGGGATTACGCTCTCTTCGTATTGGGGGTGAACGCAGGGCTTCGTATATCGGACTTGCTTCGTCTGTCGGTGGGAGATGTCCTGTCTGGGTCTGGTAGCCGGATCCGTATAGCTCAGAGGTTGAGTCTCAGAGAAGGGAAGACCGGCAAGGCAAAAAGCTTTCCATTGAACGAGAAGGCTCGCTCAGCCCTTGCTCTTTACCTCAAATCCAGAGGTGCGGAGAAGGACGAACCGCTCTTTCCATCCAGGCAAAAACGAGGCGATCTTCTTGTGCCCGTCTCCAGATGTCAGGCATGGAGAGCCTTGTCCAAGGCGGCTAAGGCGGTAGGAGTGGCGGACAGGATAGGCACGCACACCTTGCGTAAGACCTTCGGATATCACTGCTATCTGGCCGGAGTGGACATCACCAGGATACAGAAAATGTTAAATCACTCAAGCCCCGAGGTAACCCTGCGATACATTGGTATCACGCAGGACGAGCTTGATAATTACTACAGAGAGGTGGCCTTATGATTTATATGATTCTATTTCTTTAATGGGGCTCTTTCTTGCAGGTCGGAAGAGATTTTGAAGTTGCTTTAAGCCCTGTATTTGCAAGGTACGGGAAGACTTTGAACGAGTGCAACACAATTCCCTTATGTTTCACTGGTAGGTGTGTAGGGTGGAGCCATAAAAGGAGGCGAAAAGAGATGCCGAGAAAGCCTGGAGAGAAGTACATGGAGAAGCGGAAAAAGGATCGGATGAGGCGATATAACGATTCGAGGCCGACGCGCCATGATTTCTATCACTCGACGGTGTGGAGGAAGGCGAGAGGCAGATACAAGAGACTGCATCCTTTATGTGAAGAGTGCGAGAGACGGGGACGAGTAGTCCCTGCCGATGTAGTCCATCACAAGGTAGAAATTGCTTTAGGTGGCGATCCTCTTTCTTTCGATAATCTGGAAAGCCTTTGTCATTCCTGCCATAACAAGATCCACGGGGAGGGGGCCCTCAAAACTCCACGAGGAGGGGGCTAGGACAACGGAGGGAGGTCATCTTTTCGTGTCCGCAAGTTTTGACCAAGGGGGGTGATGTGGATGGGCAAGCGTGGACCGGTGCCTAAACCGGATAAATTAAAAGCTCTTGAAGGAAATCCGGGGAAACGCAAACTCAACCTCGATGCCTCAGAACCTATAGGTATGCCCAGGTGTCCGTCTTCTCTTTCCCAGGCCGCCAAAAACGAATGGCGCAGAGTGGCCAAAGAGCTTCACGATATCGGCCTCCTGACCTTGATCGATCGGACCGCCTTGGCGGTCTACTGCGATGCCTACGACAAGTGGTTGTGGGCTACGAAAATCCTGGACGAAAAGGGACTGACCTACGAGTACGTCAACAAGGCCGGTGCGGTAAACGTCGTTTCTCGTCCGGAGGTCAACATCGCCACGAAGTACGCCCAGATCATAAGGACGTTCTGTTCCGAGTTTGGCCTTACGCCGTCTTCGAGATGCCGCCTGGTTCTGCCCAAGGATCAGGAGGTGGACCAGTTCGAGGATGATTTCGATTGATGCGGTGGTACAGGCCGGACGAAGCTAAAAAATACCCCAAAGTCGTCTTCGAACCGGCAAGGCTGAATACCTCCGTTGCGGACGAACATGCGATAGAGACGGGGCATTACTTCGATGAGAGGTCGGCGAAGCGGGCGATTAATTTCTTCGAGAGATATCTACGCCACTCCAAAGGGAGATGGGCGGGAAAGCCCTTCCTGCTCATGAATTGGCAAAAATACGAGGTTATCGCGCCGCTCTTCGGGTGGAAGCGTAAAGACGGCACCAGGCGTTTTCGGCTGGCCTATATTGAGGTCCCGAAGAAAAATGGGAAAAGTGGATTATGCTCCGGTATAGCTTTGTATCTGCTTTGCGCGGACGGGGAGCCGGGAGCGGAAGTCTACACGGCTGCGGCGGATCATAAGCAGGCTGGGATCGTGTTTAACGAGTCCGCTCGGATGGTAAGAAAATCATTGGATCTCAGAAAAAGACTGAGGATAAAGCCTTCGACCAAAACTATCTATTATGCAAGGAAGAGCTCGATTTATCAGGCCTTATCCGCCGACGTGGAGACCAAGGAGGGGTACGATATTTCCGGGCTTGTCTTCGACGAGCTTCACGCCCAGAAAAAGAGGGCCCTATGGGATACCCTGCGATATGCCGGTGCGGCCAGGGAACAGCCTCTGTTCGTATCCATCACCACAGCTGGATTCGATCGCCAGAGCGTCTGCTGGGAGCAGCACGAATACGCCAGAAAGATACTGAAAGGACAGGTCTTGGACCCGTCCTTTTTTGCGTTGATCTACTCGACCAATTGGGAGGATGCCGAGGCCAGGAACACCGATGCTGAGGAAATGGACTGGAGATCCGAAGAGGCCTGGAAGATAGCAAATCCTTCCCTGGGAGAAACCATCAAGCTGGAGGATTTTCGACAGGAATGTCTCGAAGCCCAGGAGAGCCCTTTGAAAGAAAACGCCTTCAAGCGATATCGGCTCAATATCTGGACCAGAGCGGAAACCCGGTGGTTCGCCATAGATAAATGGAAGGCTTGCGGCGGTACTTTCGATCTCGAGCTTTTGAAAGGACGTCGTTGTTTCGGAGGTTTGGATATGGCCAGCGTGGATGACCTGGCGTCATTCTCCCTGGTCTTCGAGCCTGGAGAAGATCGGCTGTTGTACGTCTTGAACTGGTCGTGGTGCCCGATGGAGAACCTATGGAAGCGAGTAAAGAAAAACAGGGTCCCATACGATCACTGGATGAAGCAGGGCTATCTTATAGGAACGGAAGGCAACGCCATAGACGAAGCGGCGATCCTCAAGAAGATCTTCGAGATAAAAGACGTATTTCCGTTGCTGGAATTGATCGGTTTCGACCGATGGGGAGCCATGAACGTAACCCATACGATAGAGGAGGGCGGTATAGACGTTGTGCCGGTAGGACAGGGATTCGCCTCCATGTCCGCACCGTCCAAGACCTTGGAGCGTGCCGTTCTGGACGAGGCGTTGAGACACGGCGATAACCCCGTGCTTTCCTGGGCGGCGGACAACGTGGTCATAGCCTCCGATCCGGCGGGGAATATCAAGCCGGTCAAGGACAAGAGCACGGAGAAGATCGACCCTGTCGTAGCCATGGTCATGGCCATAGCTGCTATGCAGCAGGCCAAGGAGAACGAGGAGAGCATCTATAGAAGCAGAGGCATAGTCGTTTTGTAGGAGGGAGGTGGTCCATTGAATTTCTTGAAAAATTTGTTCCGTAGGAAATCAGATTCCTATGCCTCGGCGTTACAGATGTTCTATCCCGGAGGGGAGTCGTCCAGCGGAGTGCATGTCAACGCGAATACGGCGATGCAATCTTCCGCGGTCTATTCCTGCGTGGGGCTCATATCCGAGAGCGTCGCCACCTTGCCCTTGAAGATCTATCGCCGTCGAAACGATGGAGGAAGAGACGAGGCGAGAGACCATCCGTTATGGTCGGTATTCAACTCTTGCCCCAACGACTGGATGACGGCTTTCGAGCTTCGTGAGTATCTTTTGCAGCATCTCGCCTTGCGTGGCAACGCCTATTGCTACAAGGTAAGGGACGGCTCCGGAAGAGTTAGGGAGCTTCTGCCGATCCATCCCGGCATGGTCTCGGTCAAGCAGGAGAGGGACTGGTCGCTGGTTTATTCGGTAACGTTTCTGGATGGATCCGTCAGGCGGTTGGGGAGTGACGATATCTGGCACTTGAGATATCGGACGTTGGATGGATACACCGGAGTGTCCCCCATAGCTTATCACCGGGACACCATAGGACTTGCCATCACGGCTACGAAGCACGGCGGGCGGCTTATAAAAAACGGAGCCAGGCCGAGTGGAGTCCTCTCCATAGAAGGGCGTCTGGACAAGGAGCAGATAGAGCGTCTTCGGGAATCCTGGCAGGCGCTATACAGCGGAGAGAACGCCGGGAAGGTGGCGGTTCTGGAGGAGAATGCCAAGTTCCAGCCCGTGTCTCTTTCCCAGGAGGATCTTCAATATCTTCAGACTAGACAGTTTCAGGTGGAGGATATAGCCCGGATTTTCCGGGTGCCTCTGCACATGATTCAAAGCACGACTAAAACGACGTCGTGGGGGTCCGGTATAGAGTCCATGAGCATTGGGTTCGTGACCTATACCCTTATGCCATGGCTTCGACGAATGGAGAGTTCCATCAACAGGGATTTCGGCCTGGCCAAAGATATGTACGCCGAGTTCGCCGTGAACGGGCTATTGCGAGGCGATATCAAGGCGAGATATCAGGCGTATCAGATAGCGATCCAGAGCGGGTTTATGAGTCCCAACGAGGTTAGGAGCTTGGAGAATCTCAACCCGAGAGAGGGCGGAGACGAGTACCTGACGCCTATGAACATGTCCAGTACCGGAAAGGATGACGACGACGATGGAGACGAAAAACGTCCCCTTCGAGCTGAAGGGGATTGAGGAGAACGGTATCTTTTCCGGGTATGGATCTGTTTTCGGGGTCCAGGATGCCTGGGACGACATAGTTATGAAGGGGGCCTTCCTGAAGTCTTTACAGAGGAAGACCCCCGCTTTGTTGTGGCAGCATAATCCCGATGCTCCTATAGGGATCTATACGGACGTGGCGGAAGACGACAGAGGTTTGAAGGTGACCGGTCAACTTTTGATCGACGATGTAGACCGGGCGAAAGAGGCCTACGCGTTGCTTAAGGCCGGAGCCTTGTCCGGTCTCTCTATAGGCTATGTACCCCAGGATTTCGAATACAGGGATAAGGACGTACGGTTGTTGAAGGAAGTCGATTTGTGGGAGATCTCCCTGGTTACTTTTCCGGCTAACGACGAGGCCAGGGTGAAAGATGTCAAAGGCGTCGAGGAACTTGCTACGGTCAGGGACGTGGAAGGCTGGTTGCGGGATGCAAAGGGTCTTACCCGGTCCGAGGCGAAGACGGTTATATCCAAGCTCTCCCGGCGGGATGCCGAAGAGGCCGTCACGGAGAATCAGGTAATAGAGGCGGCGAAAAATCTGTTGAAAGCTATGGAGGTATAAAAATGGAAGAGCTGAAAAGACTCATAGAAGCGTTGCAGAAAGCGTTCGAGGAGTATAAGGCCGCTAACGATGCCCGCCTCGAGGAGATGAAAAGAGGCGGATCCGGAGCGGAGTTCGAGAGCAAGCTGGCCAATCTCGAAAAGGAGATCAAACGGATCGAGGAGGAAAAAGCCGCCCTCGAGGCCAAGATGAATCGCCCCGGAGCGGTGGGAGGAGATGAAGACAAGGCCGCTGCGGAGGAGCATAAAACCTCCTTTATGGGTTGGATGCGTAAAGGTACAGAGGGTGATTTGTCCGACCTCGAGTCGAAGGCCCTTAATCTGGGAAGCGATACCGACGGCGGGTTTGCCATCCCGGAAGTTTTGAGTACGCAGATCTACAGTCTGCTTGAGACGTCTACCCCTATGAGAGGTATATGCAGGAGTATCACAGTGGGCAACGAGGACTATAAGGAACTCGTCAACCTGCATGGACTCGGTAGCGGGTGGGTAGGTGAGACCGACTCCAGGTCTACAACCGATACGCCCAAGCTTGCCGAAGTGTCTCCCGTCATGGGGGAGATCTACGCCAATCCCGAGGCGACTCAGAAGAGTTTGGATGATATTTTCTTCAATGTCGAGGCCTGGCTTACCGAAGAATTGTCGTCTACGTTCGCAGTAGCGGAGAACGCCGCCTTCACTTTGGGGGATGGCAGCAAGAAGCCCAAGGGATTGCTCGCCTACGACAGTGCCGATACGGCCGACGGAACTCGTCCCTTCGGGACCGTTCAGTATCTCAAGACCGGTGTTGCCGACAACCTCCCTGCCACGAACCCGAGCGATCTCCTGATCGACGTGATATATGCCCTTAAGGCGGGTCATCGTGCGGGGGCGAGGTGGATGATGAGCGGATTGACGTTGGCCACTATTCGCAAGTGGAAGGACTCGGAGGGGAATTATCTCTGGCAGCCGGGTCTACAGGCCGGTCAGCCTTCTCTGGTTCTCGGGTATCCGGTTACGGAAAACGAGGATATGCCCGGGATCGGAGCTAACGCCCTGTGCCTGGCTTTCGGGAACTTCCAGAAGGCCTATACCATCGTAGACCGTATGGGAATCCGTATGCTCAGAGATCCCTACACCCACAAGCCTTACGTCGGGTTCTATACGACAAAACGGGTCGGCGGGTTCCTGAAGGACTCCGAGGCCGTCAAACTGGTCAAGTGCGAGGCGTAAGAAAGGTAGGGGAGGATATTCTCCCCTACCTTTTCAAGCAGATAACCCTATTCGTTCTTTTTTTTCTTTCGTCACCGTTCGGCTGATTTTGAGACGTTCCATAATGCCATCTTGCAATACCTGGGAATAATTCAAAGAGGCCTGTTTCGCCTCTCGATCCATCCAGCCAGGCAAAGTTACCGTCCGATTGACAGCCTTCGTTTCCATGCGTTCCCGGAAGGAAGGCATCCATATCTCGACGAGAACGACGACGAATTTGTTGCCGTCTTCTTCGTACTCGCTTAAGTCGAGTTGCTGAATAGGGGTCGGTGCCGGTATAGCGTCTCCGTCGTCTTCCATGCCCCAGAGATGTAACGACATAGCCTCTCTGGCATTTCCCAGGGCTTCGTCTTCGTCTGTGCCGGTCGTAGTGCATCCAGGCAGGTCTGGCCAGAGGACGTAGTATTGTGTCGTGGCGACGTCATATCCCAAGATCGCGGGATAACGATATTTGTCCGGTCTTGTTTTCATGCTTTTCATCTCCTTTCAGTAGGTAGAGCTATAAGAGCCCTGCTTGTTTCCATATCGATTTTGCTGTGGGACCAGGAACGTTTTTGTCTGGATGCTTGACGGTGACTTTGCCTTTTTTAGTTGGGTGTTTGAACTGATGGTGGCTTCCCTCCGCTTTATTGAGTTGCCATCCGTCGGCTTCGAGTATTTTTATGATTTCTGCTGAGGAGTATGCCTTATTGCGGTTGATCTCTATTTTTTTCATCCCGCTTCTCCTTTCTGAGGTAACTGTAACACGTGTAAAAAATATTTGTCAAGAAGGGCGGTGCGAAGATGTGAAGGTAAAACATGGTTTCGTCTGGTGGTTGGGCGGAATCCGTAAAGTCTTTTTCGCTCCCGGGGAGAATGTTCCCGAGGGGCATGAGTGCATGGAGTATGCGAAGAAGGAGGGGTTCGTTGATGTACCGAGTAGAGGCGGGGATACCGACGTCTCCGGTGACTCTTCAGGAGGCAAAACAACACCTAAGAGTAGATCACGACGACGAGGATAGCCTGATAGAGTCGCTGCTGGTTTCCGCCACCCAGTACGGAGAGGGTTACCAGCGCAGGTTTTATGCCAGGCGACAGATCTCTGTCTATCACGATTCCCTTCCCCTTGCCTGGCGTGTGCCTTTCGCTCCGGTCGTTTCCGTGGATTCTTTGGAGATAGATGGACTGTCGGTTGTCTGTTCCCTGACGTCTTCGGGGTGGCTGATGTCCGACTCGACCGGCGAGGCGACCGTCGTGATGACGGTAGGGTACGATCCGGAGGATATCCCCGCCACGGTGAAACAGGCTATTTTGTTACTTGTCGGCCATTGGTATCAGCATCGAGAAGCCGCCGACGCCGGGCGGAATGAGATCCCTTTCGGCGTCGGCGCTCTGTTGGATATGGGGCGTGTCTACTGATGAGGTCGACTATGACATCGATCGGAGATCTTAGAAACAGGGTGACCATCTCGAGATCAGAAAGGACCCCGGACGGAATGGGAGGCTGGAGCATCGCCCCGCTCGAGCTTGCGGTCCTGTGGGCCAGCGTGAGGGTCCCGTCTTCCGAAAACGGAGTTATCGCCGGTGGAGAGGTCGAGGTTAGAACCCATATCGTGAGGGTAAGACAGACTGACATCACCATGTCTGTACAGATCAACGACATAGTTACCTGGCGTGGTTTTAAGTTGGTCGTCAAGGCCTGCCGTCCTTTAGGTCGAGAGTGGGTCGATTTCGATTGTAGATTGGAGGTTCCGGAATGATAACACTTCAGGTTAGCGGCACGGAGGAGCTTATTCGGGATCTGCGCAAGGCTGGTATCGAGGTCCGGGAAGAGGCCGGAGACGTTCTTAAGGAGCAGGCCGAAGCAATAAAAGAGGACGCTAAGGAAAGAGTTCCTGTTGGCGATACTGGACTGCTTAAAAAGTCGATCCGTTCCTTCGTGTCGAAGAAGCGCTTGTCGGCCACGGTCTCGGCGGGGGGAAAGGTGAGCGGAGGTGACCCATACTACGCTGGGTTCGTGGAATTCGGAACTAAGAACTCCAGTCCTCACCCGTTTTTGTTTCCTGCGGCTAGGGCCCACGAAACTGAGACGGAGGAAAAACTTGTCGAAACCATGATGACAGTTCTTAAGAATGGAGTAGGCGGATGAGCCATATCGATACGACAAAGGCGGTTTACAAGTTTCTTACGGAGACGCTCTCGGCGAAAGTCGAGGGCGTTTTCGATTTGGTTCCGGAGGGACAGCCTGGGCCGTATGTCCAGGTCGGACAGATTCAGAGTTTGCGGGGGAGTTTGCTGGACGACTCGGATCGCAGCTGGTACGTGGATCTCCATATCTGGAGCGATTATCAGGGTCGGAAAGAGGTCCTGGAGATCGCCGACACGATACTGGCGTCGTTGCCGATCGAATGGTTTGCGGAGGAACTTGTAGTTTTACAGGACGTTGCCCGGTCATCCAGGATTCCTTCCGGATGGTATCACGGGGTTTTGACGATAAAGGGTTATGACGGGAGGTAAAGAATATGGGTGCATCTACAGCGAAAAAAGCACTGGTACATATAGACGTAAGCGGAACCCCTACGGCTTTCGGAGATGTTAAGTCGTTTTCTCTCGATACATCGCTGGGGACCATAGATGCGTCTGTTATATCGACGGACTGGAAGAATTATCTGGTGGGGCAGGCTAGTTGGAGCGGCAGTCTAGAGTGTTTCTACGATCCTACCGATTCGGCTCAGGCGGAGCTTTCGTCCAAGGTAATAGCAGGTACTGCGGTGACGTTGACTTTCTATCCTCTTGGAGATGCTACCGGAAAACCTGAGCTTACAGGGACTGCCTACGTAACGGCGTGGAATGTCTCCGGAGCCACCGAGGATGCGGTAGGTCTCTCCATTTCATTTCAGGGGAGCGGAGCTTTGACGGAATCAACCGTCGTATAGGAGGAGGTAGCTTATGGACATGGAGCTTAAGTACGGGATAAACGCCGTTCGCGCTCTGGAAAGGGAAATAGGCAAGACTTCTCGGGAGATACTGACCGAGGGTGTAAATCCTGCGGACATATCCTTCGGAACGACTATTATCTGGGCCGGGTTGCTGTGGAAGGACCCGACTTTGACGGTGGACCAAGTCGGCGACGACCTGGATAAAGAAGAGGGGCTGTATCTCGAGGCAGTTACAAAGGCGATGCGACTTTTTGGAGCATCCTTTAAAAGGATCCTGGGCAGACAGTTTTTCGATGCCGCCGACCCGGCGGAGGAGGACGAAAGCGAAAAAAACTGACCGGAGAGGACTGGGGAAAGGCCTGCGACGATGCCGTGCTGGTTCTTCTCGGTCCTCTCGGTTTTAGACCCTCGGAATTATGGATGCTTACCTGGGGAGAGGCGAAAGACCTGATTGAAGCCTGGCGTTACAGGGAATACTTGGACAGCCAGAAGCGGGCTCAGATGGCCTGCTGGCTTTTGAACGGGTCGGGGAACCTTAAACATGCCATAAACATAGCCGATCTGGTCGGTTATTGGGTCGATGGTCAGGTAATGGGAAAGGGAGAGTACAGGGAGTTCCTGGAAGAGAAAGTACGGAGAAAAAAGGTCGAGAAAGGGGGGCGGTAGCGTATGGCCAGAAAGAAGGTAGTCTTTGCGTTCGGCACCGATCTGACCGAGCTCGAGCGAGGATTCAAGCGGATAGACTACAAGATGCGGAAGATGTCGGCCAATATGCAGCGGGAAGGAAAAATCCTGAGTACCGCTTTTACCGCTCCTCTGGCGGCCGTAGGCGTGGCCGGAGTGAAGGCAAGCATCGATTTCGAAAGCGCTTTCGCCGGGGTGAAAAAAACCGTCGATGCGACGGAGGCTGAGATAAAGAAGCTGCGTAACGGGATCCTCGATATGTCCAAGGAGATCCCGGCCAGTGCCGAAGCCATTTCCCATGTGGCGGAAGCGGCGGGCCAGCTTGGCATAAACACGGACAACATCCTGTCTTTTTCGAGAGTGATGATCGACCTGGGTGAATCGACGAATCTCGGCTCGGAGGAGGCCGCATCCTCTCTGGCTCAGTTTGCCAACGTGACGAGGATGAGTCAGACCGACTTCGATCGATTGGGAAGCGTTGTCGTTGATCTAGGCAACAACCTGGCTACGACGGAGAAGGACATCGTGGCCATGGGGCAACGGTTGGCCGGTGCCGGATCTCAGATAGGGATGTCCGAATCGGACATTATGGCCATGTCTGCGGCCTTGTCCTCCGTTGGGATCAACGCCGAGGCCGGTGGATCGTCGTTTTCAAAGCTAATGATCCGAATAAAGACCGCTGTGGCCACGGGCAACGAAGATCTGCGCTCTTTTGCATCGGTCGCCAGGATGACTCAGAAGGAGTTTAAAAAGGCTTTCGATGTCGATCCCGGCAAGGCGATTCTTGCGTTCATCGATGGCTTGAGCGATCTGGAAGGTACGGGCACGTCGGCTATTCAGGTTCTGAAAGATATGGGAATTACCGAGATCCGCCTGACCGATTCGCTTTTGCGGGCCGCCGGAGCAAGCGATACGTTCTCCGAGGCTATGGAGATAGGGCGAAAGGCTTGGGAGCAGAATAACGCCTTGCTGGAGGAGGCCGAGAAGCGTTACGGGACCACAGGGTCTCAACTGAAGGTTTTGCAGAACCGTCTGAACGTGGCGGCCATCGCTTTGGGAGATCACCTTGCTCCCGGCCTAGTGGATGTCGTGGATATGACGGTCGACCTTGCGGAAGGTTTTTCACGTCTAAGCTCCAGTACTCAAAGCAGCGTTGTTGCCTTTTCCGCCGTAGCTGCCGCAGTAGGCCCGGTTTTATTCGGAGCTGGCCAGACCCTTACGTTATTCAGGTCCTTGGGAAAAGGTGCTGTCAAGATTTATGGAGGAATGTTGAAGGCGGGAGAAGCCTTAGCGTCTTTTTCCGCTGCCACGACTGCGGCAAAAGGGGCAGTGCTGGGACTTAACGGTGCCATGTCGACCGGTCCTATGCTGGCCGTATCCGCTGTTTTAGTGGGGCTTTCCCTGGTGATACCCCCTGTCATATCCGGTTTTTATGATATGTCTTCAGAGACCGAAAAAGCCGAAGGGGCCATGCAAAGCCTCGAGGAGCAGATTCGGGATACCAAGGAAGCCCTGATGGGGTTAAGCCGAACGACGTGGGATCGCAAGATCGACGAGGCTCGCGAAAAGGTAAGAAAACTTTCTGAGGAACTGGCTGTATTGAACGAGGCGCGGAAGAAAGAAATGGAACGGGCAAGCCTCACCATGATAGGTGCATCCAGAACGACTACGTCGGTTGACTCGGAGATAAGGAAAAAAGAAAACGAGCTGGACAATGCCAAGGGAGATCTAAAGCTCAAAGAGGATGGGCGTATATATAGGTCAGTTCTCGAAGAGATGGGGAACGCCCTGGCGAAATTCAAGGCTGACGTACGGGATACCGACGGTGATATCTCCGATCTGAAGGAGTCTGCTTACCTCAAACTGAGGGATATGGCGGATTCTTTGAATGGTACCGAGTTCGAGAACGATCCCGAGATAAAACGGATTCTGAGCGAGCTGACCTCCTATAAGGCTTCCGTAAATTCTCGACCATTCGAGGGGATCCCTTCCGACGGAGCTGGCAAAAAGAGTGGGAGGTCCATATCGGAGGCGGCGAAGGCCGTCGATCTCATGAGGGATAAGATACGTTATCTCAACGAGGATGGCTCCGCCTTTCTGCCGATACTGGAGGAATGGAAAGACAAGCTTAAGCCGCTGTCCAACGACTGGAAGCTTGTAGTGGATCTGGAGAAGCAGGTTAACGACAATATAAAATCCCAGAACGAGGAACTTGCACGGGAGGCGGAAGCGGCGGCGAAACGGGCCGAGGCCCTGTCCAGATGGGAGTTTTCACAGGGCTTCACCTCCTCCGAAGATAGAGTTTCCGATTTGATGTCCGGCTTCGATGGGGTCGATATGGGCGATCCGTCGACCTGGACCGATAAATTACGAGAGGGGTTTGCCGAGGCTCAGAGCATCGTGTCGTCTTTGGTCAACGAGGATCTTGCCCGATTGAACGGGGAATTGTCCAAGGGGACGATAACCCAAGATCAGTGGTTGGCCGTTTTGGAGTCCCTGAAATCCGAGTATGCCGAGTTTCCGCAGGTGATAAAAGCCATCGAAAAAGCTCAAAAGGGAGTGAAGGATACCACCTCCGACGTTTCAGACATGACGAAGCTTTGGGCCAACGACCTGGCTAGGGGCCTTGCGGACGCTATCGTCAATGCTAGAGATCTTGGGGACGTGCTGAGTAATATAGCCAAGCAGATGGCTAGTTCCTGGTTACAGAAGCTGATAGGCGGCTGGATTGGTGGGATATTGCCGAATGCTAAAGGGAACGTCTTTTCCGGTGGGCAAGTTATGCCCTTCGCAAAGGGAGGCGTCGTTACTTCCCCGACCTTTTTCCCTATGGCCCGTGGCATGGGGCTCATGGGCGAAGCTGGGCCGGAGGCTGTCATGCCTCTCAAACGAGGGTCTGACGGACGATTGGGAGTCGAGTCCAACAACGGCGGAGGAGTTACGAATATCACAATGAACGTCAATGCGGTCGACTCAAGATCTTTCATGGATATGCTAAAGAACCATAAAGCGATGGTTGAAAGTATCGTCGTTGAGAACATTTACAAAGACGGACAGGTCCGAACGGCTATAAGGGGGGCTTTATGATGGCTATTTTTGATTTCAAGCCGCTCTATGTGTGGCAAGTTTCCTCTGGCGCTCGAGTCCTGGTCTCACAATTTGAGAGCGGGAAGGAGCAACGTAGGTATAAGGGCCGACGCCCCAGAGAATGGACTCTATCTTTTAAGGATTTCCCTGATGTTATAAGGGCGATTGTTGCTTTTTACGAGGCACGAAAAGGTCCCTTTGAGGCCTTCTCCTGGACCCCTCCTGATGAGGACCTGCCTGTGGTTGTGAGGTTTGAGTCAGATACCCTTGACGTGACAAATTACGGGTTACAGTATGCAGGGTGTGAATTGACTTTAAGGGAGGTCCTTTAGATGCCTCGTGGAAATCCGACCTTTAACGCAGAGGCAGTTAGGCCGGAGATCTTCCCGGTAACGCTCTTGCGTATTTTGAATATCCCCGAGAGGATCAACCCCGACGTCACCCATAGCCTGTATCTTTGCGATAGTAACTCCGATCTCATTTGGTTTGATGAGAATCGGGCTCAACAGGTTTATACGGCATGTGGTTTTAAGTATTCGTCGGTAGCGGTGTCTCAGGATACACCTATCAGCCAGGGGACTTTGACGTTGGGGAATGTCGATCGTCGTTTTTCGAGTCTCGCTCAGTATGCTGTTTTGAGAGGGGCTGAGGTCCATCTGTTTAGAGGATTTGTCAATAAGCTGGACTCCGAAGACGGGGCCCAGCTTTTGTTTTTAGGCCATCTTGATGCCGCTAAATTCACTGATGATGGAGAGACCTCAAATATTGAGGTGACGATCAGGGCCGACTTCTCCCTCCAGATGCAGGTTCCCAGACGAACATACTGGGTCAATGATTTCCCGTATATCCCGGCGGCGAAAGACGTCCGAAAGGTGTATGTAGGATGAACCTCGTAGGGATACCCTGGGAGGAGGCGGACTGCCTCGCCCTGGCGGTTATGGCTCAAAAGGAGCTTTGGGGGAAAGTCATCCATCTAGACATGCCCATAGGCTGGACGGATGAGACGCTCAAAGAGCGATCGCACGAGATAGAAAAGCATATCGCCCGGTTCGCAGATCCTCTCGACGAACCGGAGGAAGGGGCCGTCGGCGTTATC